AACATATTAAAGACTCCCACAAACTTCTCGCAGACGGGCGGGTCGAGCTATTTGAGCTGACGCCAGCCGGCGGCACCGGCACGCTGCGGTTCAAGAACGATAACGACGTGACGTGGATGGGGGAGCTGTATCGCGGCATCCCGATGAGCGTGACCGGCGAGAAGAAGAACGCCGACGTGGGCCTCTCCATGCCGAAGCTGCAGATCGGTCAGCCCAACATCGACCTTTCCGAGTTCAAGGGCCTGATCCAAGATGGCTACCTCGACAACGCCGTGATCGTACGTCTCACCGTTCTGCTCGACAATCTCATCAACAACCGGCTGATCCGCGAGATCTCGACCTACCGCGTCAAGCGCGTCGAGCAGTATTCGCGCAGTCAGATCATAATGCAGCTGGCCACGCTCTCGGACTCTCTCGGCTTCTCGTTGCCCTACCGAACGTACACGCCACCGGCGTTTCCCTCGGTGCAGATGTGAGCCTGATCTACGAGCATCTGGTCGACAGGCCTTTCGTCTTCGGCGCGCAGGATTGCCTGTCGCTGTTCCGAGACTTCTACAAGACCAATTTCAACATCGACATTCGGAACTATGCCCGGCCGCAAAACTGGTCTTCCGACCAACTGGATCTGATGCGCTTGTGCTACGAGCGCGAAGGCTTCGACATGGTAACGGACTGGAAGCTCAAGGACTTGCGACCAGCCGACGTTCTGTGTATGGCGATCGGCGAAAGCAATCCCAACCACTTCTCCATCTATCTCGGAGACGGTGAGATTGTCCATCACCTTGCCGGTCGGAACTCCTCGAAGGAGACCTTCCGCGACTTCTGGCGCAGTTCAACCTGCTACCTGCTTCGCCATCCAGACGTGCCGGATCTGCGGCCCGTCTATCCCGACGTAGATATTCGGAGCCTGATCGATGCTCGAAACAATGCTGGAACAGGGACAGGTTGAAGAACGGTGCGGTCTCATCCTGAAGGACGGGACCGTTGTCGAGATCACCAACATCGCCGAGGATACCCGCATCGGCTATCGGATGGACCCTTCCGAGGTCTTGCCTTACGTCGAGGAGCTGGCAGGCACTTGGCACACCCACCCCGACACCGACCCGAATTTGAGTGGTGAAGACTATTCTGGCTTCCTTATGTGGCCCGACTTGATGCACAGCATCGTCGGCTTCCGCAACGGCAAGGTGGTCGTCACCCGCTACCGGGTTGAAGATGGGACAGTGATTGCATGCGACTGATCTTTTACGGGGACTTGCGCAACCGCTTCGGCACCGAAGTGACGATGCAGGCCAACACGGTGGCCGAGGCCTTGGAAGGTTTCTCCCGACAAGTCGACTGGCCTAGCGACACGCTGGTTGAAGTGGTGGGCTTCGACACGGAGGACAAGCTCCAGAGCGCCGCCGAGGAAGTCCACATCATGCCCTCGCTGCGAGGCGGTGGCGGCAAGTTCGGCAGCATTATCATGGGCGCACTCATGGTTGCCGTCGCATTTATCCCCGGCGTCGGTACAGCGCTTTCGACATCCTTGCTGCTCAGCGGCGGCCTGATGGTGGCGCAAGGCATTGTCGGGCTGTTCATGAAGGCGCCCAAGATGGGCAAGAATGAAGACCCCGAGGCGTCGAAGTACCTCGCAGCAAACAAGAACACCACCGCCGTCGGCACCCCAATCACTATGGCTTGGGGTCGCATTGATCTCGCCGGACACTGGTTGAGCCTGCAGTCGGATAGTAACAACCTCTCTTATGGCGTCTTCCCCGCCAATCCGACTTAAAGGACTCTCCATGAAGTTCGCTGATATTGACGAGACCATGAAGCAGTGGGCCACTCCCACTCAAGCAACGTGCATCGACGCCTACCTCAAAGCTGATCGCAGTATCGTCGGGGCCGCCAAGGCGTTAGGGCGCCACAAGAACAGCGTTCTCTCAGCTCTCAACAACGTCCTCGTGACTGCCGCCGCGCACGGCTACCAGCCCAGCGTAGGTCTGAACAGCGTGGTCCCCTCGCCCTTTATCGCCAAGGGGCACTCCACGCTGGAACGAGTGGCTCCGGACGGATCTCGCGAACAAGTCCTGCAGTGGACCAAGACCCGTCTCGATGACCAAGCGTGGTTCGAGAACGTGAAAGCGGGCATAGAAGCCTTCATCGACGATCAGCAGTACGGCACCACCCGCGTCAAAGCCGCCCCGCTCATTCGCGACAACGACATCATCCCCTGGATCCAGATCGGTGACGCCCACCTCGGAATGCTCGCGCACGAGGCCGAGACCGGGGCCAACTTCGATCTCAAGATCGCGGAGACCGAGCTGGCGACAGCGATCTCCATGCTGATCGACGAACTGCCGGCGGTGGAGCGGCTGGTCATTCAGGACTTGGGCGACTTCACCCACTACGAGAACATGGCGGGCGTCACAGAAGCAAGCGGACACCCCCTCGACTTCGACGGTCGCTTTCCCAAGATGATTGAGGTCTATGCGCGCTTGATGCGCTTCATCGTCAACAAGGCGCTGGAGCGAGCCCAGCACGTCGACATCATCATCAATCAGGGCAATCACAGCCGCACCAACGACATCTGGATGGCGACCCTGCTGCGCTCGGTTTACGAGAAGACCGGCCGGGTCCACGTCCTGAACAACCACTCGCCCTTCATCGCGTACCGCATGGGCAAGACCTTGGTCATGTCCCACCACTCCGACAAGTGCAAGCCGAACCGGCTGGCGCAGGTCATGTCCACGGACTTCAAGGCGGACTGGGGCGAGACCGACTACCACTACATCGACATCGGCCACATCCACCACGCGATGGCGCTCAAGGAGCACCCCGACGTGGTGATCGAGAGCTGGAACATCCTCGCTCCCAAGGACAAGTGGGCGGCGGACGGCGGCTATCGATCGCGCCAAGCGATCAGCATGGTCTATCGCAGCCGCACCTACGGCGAGGTCGGTCGCCGCCTGCTTCCGCTGCGACAGGTTCAAGACCGCATCCGCGCCAGCGCGCACGGCAGCGACCACTATATCGCGCCGGTACAAAGAGCCTTCTCCGTATAGCGGTTGACGGCTAAAGGCTTGCATCTGCCGTCGTCCCACCACAGAGGTGGGCGATGGCGAAGCCTTATGAACAAGATGTCATTCTCGACGTTGCAGGTCAGCCGATCTACGACGCGATGCAAATCGTCCAGCATCGGATCGACGGTCTGGCCAAGACCTTGCGCGACATGGGCAAGGACACGGTTAAAGATGTCTCCAAGATCAAGGACATCGTCGACGCCAACATCAAGGCCCTCCGCGATGCCCGGTCTCAGCTAAGAACTCTCCAACAGGAGAAGGTGGATCGCACCGCCGGTTTCAAGGGCGCCGAGGCGGCTGCGAAGCGGATTGCGAACGCTGAAGTCCAAGCGGACAAGCAGGCCAACCGCCAGAAGGTTATTGAAGCGAAGGTCTCCTACGGAGAACGCGCAAAGCTGGCGCGCGAAGAAGCTAATCTTGAAAAGCAGCTTGCCAAAGAAGTTTCGGAGTACGAGGCCAGCCAGGCTCGCAAGGCGATCTCCACGGCGCGCGAAGTCGCAGCGGCCCGGCGCGAAGCCGCGCTGGCGGCCGTCACCGCCAAGGCTCGCGGCATTACCAATATCGACGACGCGCGAAGCGCGAAGGCGCTCAGCGATAATCGTCTCGCCCAGCTGCGTCGAGAGCGTGCCACCGTCGCGGCCAACGACGCCGAGGCGGCGAGGGGCGTCGCCGCGCGCATCGAGATCGAAAAGCGTCTGGGCCGCGAGCTGGACGCCGTCACGGCCAAGCTGGAGCGGCAACACCGGACGGCTAGCGGGCTGTTCAGCAATACCCCGAACACGAAGGCCCTGATCCCCGGCGACGTACGAGATACGGCGCAGAGGGACGGCGTCAAGACCGCGCTGCTCGGCTACAAGCTGGAGCAAGAACTCGCTCGAAAGGCGCTGCAAGATGCGGTGCTCACCGGGCAGCAGGGCGCTGAAGCGCGCACGGCCTTGGAGCTGGCGAACCTGCGCGTCGCAGCGGCTAAGCGTTTGGTCGCCGAGGAGGAGAAGGCGCTGCGCTTGGAGCGTCTGCGTAACAAGGAAGCCTCCAACCTCTCGGTCAAGGAGCGTCGCGCACTCGCGCCCTCCTACGCTCGTGAACAAGTTCAAAATCTCGGGATGGAAACTGCCCGCGCCGAGCTGAAGGCTCGGGTCGCGATGGCGGAAACCCGCGTGGCCGCTGCCGTCGGCGCGACCAAGCAGGCTGCGATGGGTGAACTTTCGGTCGAGCGCGCGCGACTGAAGGCCGTCGAGGACATCGCGCGGGCCGAACAGGTCTCCAACCGCCAGTCGCTTGGCGGCCGGGTCAAGACCGCGCTGATGAACACGGGCCTCTACGGCTTGGTGGCCGGCGGCGGCTACGCGGTCTTCGGCGCCATGCAGCAGGCGGTCGGCGGCGTCATTGAACTTGAAGATGAGTTCGCGAAGCTGTCAGCTATCTCGAACTCGACCGAAGTTCAGATGCAGAGCCTGAAGGGCTCGATCTTTGAAGTCGCCAGCACCTCGCGCTTTTCCACGCTCGATCTCGTCAAGATCAGCCAGACGCTGGCACAGGCCGGCGTCTCGGCGGGCGAGATGCAAGACGTGCTCAGCTCGGTCACGACCCTTGCTAACGCCTCCGGCTCGACGCCCGACGAGGCCGTGAACCTTGTCACCGCCGCGCTCGGTGCCTTCCAGTTGCAGGCCAGCGAGTCCGCGCGCGTCGCGGATCTGATGACCACGGCTCTGAACCGTACCAAGCTGACCGTGGCCCAGACGGGTCAGGCCTTGCAGTACGTCGGCGCGACGGCCTACGAGCAGAACATCTCGCTGGAAACCTTGCTGGCCACCGTCGGCGCGATGGCGCAGGCCGGCATCAAGTCCGGCTCGACGATCGGCACGGGCCTGCGCCAGCTGTTCGTCGATCTTCAGTCGCCGAGCGAGAAGCTGGTCGAGCAGCTCAAGTCTGTCGGCCTCACGGTTGCTGATGTAAATGTCGCCGTGAACGGCGAACAGACTGTTCTGCAGCGTCTGCGCGACGCGGGCTTCGGCGCGACGCAGGCCTACGCCGGTCTCGAAACCCGCGCGGCGGCGGCGTACCTCGTCCTGAAGAACAACATCTCGACGATTGATGAGCTGCAACTCAGCTTCGCCGAGGCTGGCGCGGCCACGATCGCCAACGAGCGCGCGATGGACAGCCTGTCGGCACAGTGGCAGCGGCTCAAGAATATCATCTCTGACGATGTTTTTGAGAGCACGATTGGAACTCTGGAACGAGTCAAGACTGCCGTTCGCCTGCTCGCTGACGGCTACACCTATCTCTCCGACGTAATCGACGGCGCAAAAGAGCGTCAGAAGAACTACGACTACTTTGGCAACAGCAACACCTTGTTCGGTGGAGCAGCGGCTTGGCTCGGAGATAAGGCGGTCACCACCGACTTTACTTCGCTCATGCTTGGCCTCGGCCCGGTTAATGCTGCTCTCGACGAGTACGGAAATCGCTCGGCAGCAGCAGCTGAAGCTCAAGCGAAGATGGATGCCGCCGTCAACGAGGCGAGCGACAAGGTCTCGAAGCAGCGCGGCATCGTCAGCGAAGTCGAGCAGGAGATGGCCCGACTGGTTACCCAGCACGGCAACTTGTCGGGTAACAATCTTCGTACCGATGCCGAGACGGTGACACTGACTTCGCGCTTCGAGGGCTTGGCGAAGTACCTGACGAACGCTACCGACAAGTATGGCGACCTCATGAACGCCATGCGTCTCTACAATGTGGAGGCGGGAAAGACCCTGCAGAACCAGCTGCAGGACCAGATCCTTGTCAGCCAACAGGCCGAGCGCTGGTCCCTCGGTGAAGTGCGGACCATTCGCGGTCAGCTCTTGAGCAATCAAGACCTGATGAACAA